ATCTTATCAAAATCCGGGGCTGATGCTAAAAAAATGTTTACCGACAAGGTTGTACCAATATCCGTCAACTATCCTTTCTTCTTTAAACCAATACAAGATGGAATGGATAGACCAAAAACAGAGCTGGCGTATCGTGTTCCCGCAAGTAAATTTACTAGACGTAAAATAATTGCAAACGAAAAATCAGAAGAATTAGAAGGATTAGATACAACTATTGACTGGAAAAATACTGGGGACAATAGTTATGACGGTGAAAAACTTACTTTGCTTGTACATGATGAAGCTGGTAAATGGGAAAAACCTGAAAATATATTAAACAACTGGCGTGTAACTAAAACTACATTAAGATTAGGTTCAAGAGTTATTGGTAAATGTATGATGGGTTCAACAAGTAACTCATTAGACAAGGGAGGTGAAAACTTTAAAAAATTGTACAATGATTCAGACGTCACAAAAAGAAACCGCAATGGACAGACTCGCTCGGGATTATATAGTTTGTTCATACCTATGGAATGGAATTTCGAAGGATTCATGGATTCTTATGGATTACCTGTATTCGAAACGCCTACGGAACCGATTGAAGACGCATATGGATCATTAATAGACATAGGTGTTATTAGTCATTGGGAAAATGAAGTTGAAGGTTTAAAAGGAGATGGAGATGGTTTAAATGAATTTTATAGACAATTTCCAAGAACTGAAGAGCATGCTTTTAGAGATGAAACTAAAAACAGTATATTTAACTTAGCAAAAATATACGAACAAATAGATTATAATGATGATGTACTTGGAGAAGCTAATGTTAATGTTGGATCATTTTCGTGGCAAAATGGTATTAAAGACACTAAGGTGCAGTTTACACCAAACCCTAACGGAAGGTTTAAAATCAGCTGGGTTCCGGATGTAAATCAACAAAATAACATTGTAGTAAAAAATGGAATGAAATGGCCCGGTAATGATCATATGGGTGCTTTTGGTTGTGATAGTTATGATATATCAGGAACAACAGATGGCAAAGGATCTAAAGGCGCTTTGCATGGTTTAACTAAGTTTAGCATGGAAAATGCACCACCAAATCATTTTTTCTTAGAATATATAGCTAGACCACAAACAGCTGAAATGTTTTTTGAAGATGTGTTGATGGCATTAGTATTTTATGGTATGCCATTATTATGTGAAAATAATAAACCTAGATTATTATATTATTTAAAACGGAGAGGTTATAGAGGGTACAGTATGAATAGACCTGATAGATCATGGAATAAGTTATCCGTTGCAGAAAAAGAAATTGGAGGTATACCTAACTCCAGCGAAGATATAAGACAAGCACATGCTGCTGCAATCGAAACTTATATTAATGAATATGTAGGTATAAAACCTGACGGTGATTTTGGAAATATGTATTTTAACAATACATTAAATGATTGGGCAAAATTTGATATAAATAAAAGAACAAAATTTGATGCCGCAATAAGTTCAGGTTTAGCAATAATGGCGTGTAATAAAAATAAATATAAACCTCACGCTATAAGAGAAAAATCAAAAGTTAATATTAGCTTTTCAAGATACGAAAATAAAGGAACTATATCGAAAATAATAAAAAATTATGGCTGAATCAGTTATTAAAAGTTATTTCCCAAGCCAAACGGTTAGCGATGATGAAAAGTTATCTCAGGAATATGGCCTGCAGGTAGCTAGGTCTATTGAGAACGAATGGTTTAAAAAAGATCGTGGCCAAAACAGATTTTTTGTAAATCAAAACAATTATCATAAATTAAGACTATATGCAAGGGGAGAACAAAGTATACAAAAATATAAAGATGAATTATCTATTAATGGTGATTTATCATATTTAAATTTAGATTGGAAGCCAGTTCCTATTATACCAAAATTTGTAGATATAGTTGTTAATGGTATTGCTGAAAGAGTATTTGATATAAAAGCATATTCACAAGATCCGTATGGTGTCGAACAAAGAACGGATTATATGAACGCAATTTTATCAGATATGATGACAAGAGAAATATCTGATTTTGCAGATCAACAATTTGGTATAAATATATACAACACACCTGCGGATGATATACCTGAAGATAAAGAAGAATTAGAATTGCATATGCAACTTAGCTATAAGCAGTCTATTGAAATTGCAGAAGAACAAGCTATTGAAACAGTTTTTAATTTAAATCATTATGAAAATATAAAGAAAAGATTATATTATGATTTAACTGTTTTAGGTATTGGTTGTGTTAAAAATACTTTTTCACAATCAGAAGGTATTAAAATAGAATATGTAGATCCTGCTAATATAGTTTATTCGCATACAGAGTCACCTTATTTTGATGATATATATTATATAGGTGAAATAAAAAATATTCCAATAAATGAGTTAAAAATGCAGTTTCCTGATTTAACTGATGAAGATTTAAAACAAATCAGTATGCAGGGAAGTCAAGATTACAATGTGTATAATAAATTTAATACACAAGTTAATAATAATGATAATAACTCCGTGCAAGTTATGTATTTCAATTACAAAACTTACATGAACGAAGTTTATAAAGTAAAAGAAACTGCAACTGGCGCAGAAAAAATTATTAAAAAATCTGACGCATTTAACCCACCAACAACCGAAGGTTTAAGATTTGAACGTATTGCAAAAAATATAGAGGTGCTTTATCAAGGTACTTATATACCAGGAACTAAAATATTACTTGAATGGAAACTTTGTGACAACATGCTTCGTGAAAAAGCTGATATAAACAAAGTAAAATTAAATTATTCACTTGTAGCGCCGAGAATGTATAATGGTAGAATTGAATCTTTAGTTAGTAGAATTACAGGTTTTGCTGATATGATACAATTAACACATTTAAAAATACAACAGGTATTATCAAGAATGGTTCCTGATGGTGTTTACTTAGATGCTGATGGTTTAGCTGAAGTTGATTTAGGTAATGGAACAAATTATAATCCTCAAGAAGCATTAAATATGTTTTTTCAAACAGGTAGTATAATTGGTAGATCATTTACATCTGAGGGGGATATGAATCCTGGTAGAGTGCCAATACAAGAAATAAGTAATAATGCAGGTACTAATAAATTATCAGCATTAATTAGCACATATAATTATTACATGCAAATGATTAGAGATGCTACTGGGTTGAATGAAGCAAGAGATGGTAGTATGCCGGATAAAAATGCTTTAGTAGGTGTGCAGAAATTAGCTGCTGCTAATAGTAATACAGCAACAAGACATATATTACAAAGTGGTTTATTTTTAACAGCTGAAACTGCAGAAAAAATATCATTAAGAATTGCAGATGTTTTAGAGTATTCTCCAACTGCAGATGCGTTTATACAAAGCATAGGTGCACATAATGTTGGTACATTACAAGAGCTTACAGAACTGTACTTACATGATTTTGGTATATTCTTAGAATTAGCGCCGGATGAAGAAGAAAAACAAATATTAGAAAATAATATTCAAGTTGCAATTGCGCAAAATAATATTGATCTTGATGATGCTATTGATGTAAGGCAAGTTAAAAACATTAAACTAGCTAATCAACTTTTAAAATTAAGAAGAAAAAAGAAATTAGAAAGAGATCAGCAAATGCAACAACAAAACATACAAGCTCAAGCGCAAGCAAATGCACAAGCTCAACAAGTTGCAGCACAAGCTGAAGTACAAAAACAACAAGCATTAACTCAAAGTAAAATTCAATTAGAATCTGCTAAAAGCGAATTAGATATGAAAAAACTAGCGGCAGAAGCACAATTGAAAAAAGATTTAATGCAACTAGAGTTTCAAATGAATATGCAATTAGCTAAAGTAAAATCTTCAGGTGAAGCTCAAAAAATAAAAGATAAAGAAGATAGAAAAGACGAAAGAACAAAAATACAAGCCAGTCAACAAAGTGAATTGATTGATCAAAGAAAAAAAGATTTACCGCCTAAAAACTTTGAATCAGCTGGCAATGATGTAATAAGCGGTAATTTTGGCTTAGGTGCATTTGAACCTAAGTAATATATAATGTATAATCATATAATATTTTATTATGGCAGAAGAAATTCAAGCAAAAGTTATAGATGCTGAAGAACCGTCTATACAAGAAAAAGAGGAAGCTGTACAAAAAAACGCAGGGTTTGATGAAGAATCCGGCATGTACAAGGTGGACCTATCAAAACCACCAGTAAATCAAGAAGAACCTAAACAAGAAGAAAATGCCGTTCAAGAGCAAAGCACAGATGAGGTACCTGTACGCGACGAATCCGAAACTAGCGAAGAAGTGGTCGAAGAAGTACAAGAACAAGAACCTACCGGAGAAAGTACTGAAGATGTGCGGAATGAAGAAGAACCGGTAATAGAAGAAATAACAGATGTACAAACCAGTAATGACGAGACTGCAGTGGTTGCAGAACAAAAAGAAGAGCCGGTTGAACAGATTGAAGAAAAAGAAGAAATAGATTATCCGGAAAATATTCAGGATTTAGTTAAATTCATGAATGAAACTGGAGGTACTCTTGAAGATTATGTAGCCTTAAATAAAGACTACGAAAAATTTGATAATATGGATTTATTGCATGAATATTATTCAAAAGCAAAACCACATTTATCAGCAGATGAAATTGCATTTTTAATTGACGATAATTTTTCATATGATGAAGAAGTTGATGATGCAAAAGATATTAAAAGAAAAAAATTAGCATTCAAAGAAGAGGTTGCACAAGCAAAAAATCATCTTGAAAATCAAAAAGCTAATTATTATAAAGAAATTACACAGGGCGCAAGATTAACACCTGAAGCCCAAAAAGCTATGGACTTTTTTAATAGATATAATAAAGAAAGTGCAGAAGCTGAACAAATAAACAAATCTCAAAGAGATGTGTTTACGCAGAAAACTAACAATGTTTTCAATGATAAATTCAAAGGTTTTGAATATTCAGTCGGAGATAAACGTTATAGGTTTAATGTGAAAAATGTAAATGAAGTTAAAGAAAACCAAAGCGACATTAATAATTTTACTAAGAAGTTCTTAGACGCCAATAATTCAATGGATGACGCAGCTGGTTACCATAAAGCTTTATTTACTGCGATGAATGCCGACGCTATCGCTCAACACTTTTATGAACAAGGTAAAGCAGATGCTATTAAGCAATCTGTTGCTACAGCTAAAAATATCAATATGGACCCTCGGGCAGGGCACAAAGAAATTGAAACTAGCGGAATAAAAGCAAAAGTTGTTAGCGGAGATAATTTATCGGGATTGAAATTTAAACTTAAAAATTATTAACATTTAAACTTTTAACAAATGGCAACAAACGTTTCATTTAGCGGCCCAGCGGCTGCGGGGATAGTAACGCCAGCTTCACAAAAAGCAACTTTGGCGTCTAACTACCTAAATTTTCACGGGTCAAGTGGATCTAACTGGTCACAGCAATATCTACCTGAACTGTATGCACAAGAAGTTGAAAGATATGGAAACAGATCTGTATCTTCTTTCTTAAGAATGGTAGGTGCTGAAATGCCTATGGCTTCTGATCAAGTTATTTGGTCTGAGCAAGGTAGATTACACCTAGCGTATAACGGAGAAATTAATCCTGTTACAGGAGCAATCGATGCTATCACTGGTATTGACTCTGGAGCAACTGAAGCTCACGCTGTGAGAAAAGGTGCTACAGTAGTAGCTGTTGTTAACTCTGTAGTATTTAAAGCTTTTGTTACAGCTGGTATTGAAACTTCAACATCAGGTCTAACTATTAAGCCTTACGGTGCTGAGAATGTTGACGACCTATCAGGTATCGCAACAACTGACAACCAAGCGATTAAATTCTTTGTTTATGGTTCTGAATTCGGAAAAGGTTCTGCAAGTATGACAGAAGCTATCGAGCCAAATTTCAAATCTTTTACTAATAAGCCACTTATTATTAAAGATCACTACGAAATTTCTGGTTCTGATACAGCTCAGATCGGATGGGTAGAAGTTTCTGGAGAATCTGGACAAAGCGGTTACTTATGGTATTTAAAAGCTGAAGGTGACACAAGAGTAAGATATGAAGACTATTTAGAAATGGTAATGATTGAAGCAGAAAAATCTGATTCAACTGCTGATTCTGCAGTTCCTGATGGATCTGAAGGTCTTTTATCTGCAATTGGTTCAAGAGGTATCGTAGCTACAAATCAGTTCGATTCTTCTACTCCTGCAGTTGATCAATTACCTGAGTTCGATTTATTACTTAAAGAATTAGATAAGCAAGGTGCTATTGAAGAAAACATGTTATTCTTGAATAGAGATGCTAATCTATACTTTGATGATATGCTTGCTGGATTAAATCCAAATGTTACAGGTGGTTTATCTTTTGGTGTTTTTGAAAACAGCGAAGATATGGCACTTAATTTAGGATTTAACGGATTTAGAAGAGGTTCTTATGATTTCTATAAAACTGATTGGAAATATCTTAATGATAAATCTACAAGAGGTTTAGTAGGTGGATTAGAAGGTCTTATGATTCCTGCAGGTACATCTTCAGTGTATGACCAACAATTAGGTAAAAATGTAAGAAGACCATTCTTACACGTAAGATATAGAGCTAGCGAAGCTGATGATAGAAGAATGAAATCTTGGATTACTGGTTCAGTAGGTGGAGCATCTACAACTGGTGATGATAAGATGGAAGTTCACTACTTATCAGAAAGATGTTTAGTAGTACAAGCTGCTAACAACTTCGTTAAGTTTGATTCTTAATACTTATTTTATATAAAGGGACGGGTGCTTCGGCACCCAGCTCTTTATTTTTAACTTTTATTATATTATATCATGGAAAAAATTAAAAAAGAAAAAGCAGTGAAGCCTGCTGTTGAAAAACGAAGCGCTTTACCAAAATTAAGAGATAAGGTGTATGAATTAAAATTAAATCAAACGCCTATCGTATACATATTAAAAAGTAGAGGGTTATTATGGTTTGATGAAACTGTAGGATATGAAAGAGAACTTAAATATTGTGAAAATCAAAAAACAATATTTGTTGATGAAATGAAAGGGCCACAAAGACTTAACCATATTATATTTAGAGACGGACAATTATATGTTCCTAAAGAAAAACAAACTTTACAAAAATTCTTAGAATATCATCCAGATAATGGTGTTAAATTTGCAGAATTTAATCCTGTACAAATAGCAGAAAATGATATTGATTATTTAGAATTAGAAATTGAAGCGTTAAATTTAGCGCAAAAAGTAGAAGTGGATCATGCGGAAGCAATTTTAAGGTCTGAAGTCGGCGATAAGGTATCTAAGATGACTTCTAAGGAGCTTAAAAGAGATATATTATTATTTGCTAGAAGCAATCCAAAACTATTCTTAGAATTAGTTAAAGATGAAAACATAAATATTAGAAATTTAGGTATAAAAGCTGTTGAAGCTGGTATTATTAAATTATCTAACGATCAAAGAACATTTATGTGGGGGTCAACTGACAGAAAATTAATTACTGTTCCTTTTGATGAAAACCCATATTCAGCTTTAGCTGCATACTTTAAAACTGATGAAGGTATTGAAGTATATCAAACTATCGAAAAGAAATTAAAGTAAGCAATTGTAGGTAACGGCCTGCAATCGCGGGCCTTTAACCTATAATAAAAATATAATGAGCGTAAACGTAAACACAGTATACCAAAGAGTATTAGCTATAGCAAACAAAGAACAACGAGGTTATTTAACACCTCAGGAGTTTAATTATCTTGCAAATCAAGCGCAGCTAGATATATTCGAGCAGTATTTTTATGATTTAAATCAATTTAGTAGAATACCAGGTAATGATACTGAATATGCTGATATGCTTAGTATTTTAGAAGAAAAAATAAGTTTATTTGAAAAAACAAATCAAACTGTAACAAATGGCACAGCATTGCCATCTGATTTATATAGATTAGGTTCTGTAGTATTTAATGGTGCTGAAGCAGAATCTATAAATCAAAAAGATTATATCTATATAACACAATCTCCTTTAGCACAACCAACAAACGATTTTCCTATATATATTAGAGATAATGCAGGTATTAAAGTATATGGAAAAAACTCATCTGGTGCATTAGAACAAAAAACTTCAGGAGTTACATGTAACTATATAAAACAACCTGCTAATGTAGAATGGGCATATAATACCGTTTTAGATGAAGCATTATATAATGCAAATAATAGTGTTAATTTTGAGCTACACGAATCAGAAGAAACTGATTTAGTTATTAATATACTAGCATTAGCCGGTATTGTAATAAAAGATAATAATATTTATCAAATTGCAAGTTCAGAAGAAATAAAAGATACTCAACAAGAAAAAGCATAATAAATGGGACTAATTAACGCAACAAATCAATCATATTACAGTGGCTCTAGTTATGGAGGTTACCAGTACATAAGTTTAAAAGATATTATAAATAACTTTATGATTTCTTATGTTGGCGAAGAAAAAATTATTCCTAAAATTAAAAGAAATAATGTAGCTTTCTTTGCTCAAAGAGCATTACAAGAATTAAGTTATGATACATTAAGAAGTGAAAAATCACAAGAAATAGAATTAGGGCCTAGCCTTACAATGACTTTACCACAAGACTATGTACAATATATAAAATTATCATATGTTGATAGAGGTGGTATAGAAAACACTATATATCCTGCTTTAAAAACAAGTGATCCTACACCTATTCTACAGGATGATAGTTATGGATATACATTTGATAGCGACGGTAACTTACTTATAGCTAATGAATCTGAAACATGGAAAAAATTCAAAGATAACGACAACGGGGCAGATGTTGTAAATGATTTTTATTTAGAAGACAATAGAAGCTTTCAAGTTTTAGAAGGCAAAAGATATGGTTCTGATCCACAATTTATGAATTCAAACGGTACTTTTTATATAAATCAAAATACTGGTAAAATTCATTTTTCTTCAAATTTAAAAGAACAAATTATTACTCTTAAATATATAAGCGATAACTTAGGAAAAGATTCGGAAATGCAAATACCAAAACTTGCAGAAGAAGCAATGTATAAATGTATTGCTTATTATATATTATCAACAAGAGCAAATACACCTGAGTATATAGTTATGAGATTTAAAAAAGATAAATTTGCATCTGTAAGAAATGCAAAATTAAGATTATCTAATTTAAAATCTGAAGAGCTTACTCAAGTAATGAGAGGTAAATCTAAACAAATTAAACACTAAAATATGCCTGAATTAAGACATCATTTTCGTTCAGGTAAAATGAATAAAGACCTGGACGAAAGATTAGTTCCTAATGGTGAATATAGAGACGCAAATAATATTGAAATTTCAACTTCAGAAAGTGATGATGTAGGCGCAATTCAAAATGTTATAGGTAATACAAAAATTATTGGTAAAACATACGATGCAAACGCCCAAGCTATTACCGCTAATTGGAGCGGATTCGGCTTAACTAATGCAAAAGCTATAGGAAGTGTAGTTGATAATGAAAATGATAAAATATATTGGTTTATAACATCTGACGAAGCTGATTGTATTGCTGAATATGATGATGTTAAAGGCATTATAGCACCTGTTTTAGTTGACGCAAACAATATATTAAACTTTTCGTCTGACCAATATATATCAGGCATTAATATTTTACAAGGTTTATTATTATGGACAGATAATAAATCTGAGCCTAAGCAAATAGATATAGCTATATTTAAATCAGGGTGTTCAGGTGATTTTACAACACATACAAAATATACAGGTCAATTAATACCGAGTGCAGAATTATCGTCTGCGTCTAATTTTTTAGAAGAACATATAACAGTAGCTAGATTAGCGCCAATGAGTGCTCCTACACTAACAATGAGCTCTTCCACAAGAGGCGGTAATGGAACAGGTTCTAATGAAGTTATTATAACTAATGCTGTTTCTACCACATTTACAGATACAGAAGGTGTTGCAAAATCTCCTGGAACACAACTTACATTAAGTTTTTCCCCTTTGCCAAATTGGTTAGTAGGAGATACAATAACTTGTACAGCTACTTATGAAGAATTAGGGCAACAAGAAACATACACAATAACATTATTAATTAATAGTATAAGCGCATCTAATGTATTTACGTGTACAATACAAAGTATACCATTAGAAATACCTCATGTAGCTTTAATTTGGGAAGCTTTATTAAGTGAAGAAGGTGTATTATTTGAAAAGAAATTTGTTAGATTTGGATATAGATGGAAATATTACAACGGGCAATATTCTACGTTTTCACCCTTTAGTGAATTAGCATTTTTACCAGATACTTTTGAATATTTATCAACAGATGGCCATAATGAGGGTATGATAAATAATCTTAGACAACTAACAGTAAATATAACAGAATCAAGACCAATTGATGTAGAAGAGGTTGAAATACTTTATAAAGAGTCTAATAATCAAAATGTTTATGTAGTTGATTGTCTTAAATATGCTTCTGATGGTTCATTCCCAACAACATATGCGTTAGAATCTGAAATAATTACAAAAGTAGTTGAATCAAATCAGATAATTAGACCTTGGGATAACGTTCCAAGAAAAGCTTTAGCACAGGAAGTTACTGCAAATAGGCTTATTTTTGGTAACTATTTACAAAATTATGATATATTAGACTTTAATTTACCAGATATTAGCATGTTTATATCCCAAGCTGCTATTACAACTCTTAAAGAACCTGAATTATCTGTAAAATCATTAAGAACATACCAAGCAGGTGTTGCTTATATAGATAAATATAATAGACAATCACCTGTGTTTACAAGCGCATCTGCATCAAAACAAACAAGTAAATCTTATGCACCAACTGTTAACAGTATAAGTGTAACCTTAAATAATCAACCACCAGATTGGGCAACACATTTTAAATATTTTATAAAAGAAACTTCTAATGAATATTATAATTTAGCATTAGATAGATATTATTTAGCTGAAGATGGTAATGTTTGGTTAAGTTTTCCTTCTTCTGAAAGAAATAAAATAACTGAAGAAAGTTATTTAATATTAAAGAAAAAACATGACTCTGATGAATTTGTAGCTACTAAATCAAGATATAAAATATTAGATATACAAAATGAAGCACCTGATTTTCTTAAATTAAAAGAAAGAGCTATTGGTACAGCCGCAGTTGAAGCTAGAAGCTCGAATATACCTCAGGTAGGTAGTATATCTTTTGAATTTAGAGGGCCTGATCCAGCTAATAATGTTAGTTTTGGTAGTGGGTTTTCTTCAGATTCAGTTGTACAATTAGCGGTTGCTGGTGTTAAAACAGATAAATATAAAGTTGTAACTGGTGGACCAACAGGTAATAAAGATACAACTGGAAGTAATGATGAATTAGAATTTGTTTATAAAGTAACATTAGAAGAACCATTAAAAAGCGGTGATAGCAGCGTTTTATCAAATATAAGCTCTGGTACTGAATTTGAAGTTATATTATTTGAGGAAAAATTTGAAAGAAAAGCAGAATTTTATGGTAGATTTTTTGCTAAAATAAACAGAGATGGTAATTTTGATACTAATATTATAGAGTCTTTTCCTGAAGAAAATGAACAATTTGGTATATCTGATGCTAGAACTATATTTGGCAATGCACAAAATACAGGTCCTGGAGACGGAACACAAGAGGCATCTTGGTTTGATACGCAAGCTAGAAGAAGAAAAGTAACTCAAGCCAATAATGGACATCCAAAACTAGGTTCCAATACAATGCGATTATTGTATACTGCTTCACCTAAGTCTGGATCAAGAAGCTTTGATAAAGCAAATACTATAAATAACTTCTTAAAAGCAATATCTACAACAGGTACTTTATTTAGGTTTAAAGGTAGCGGAACAGATGCTCTAGGCGAAATATATAAAGTAACAGCCGCTACTATAGAATACAAATATAGAAGAAATAGAAAAAGATTAGCATCAAGTAAAAGAAGAGAATATAATGTAACATTTGAACATTATAAAAATGCCACGCCTTATGAAGACCCATTTGTATATCCTTCTTCGGGTAGTGCATCTAATTTTATAGATGAAATACAAATAATTGAAAACGTAATACAAACAGATGTAGAAGTTTTAACATCATCTAACCCTGCAATATGGGAAACAGAACCTAAAGAAGCTGTTGATTTAGATTTGTATTATGAAACAGGTATATCAAGACCGATTGCTCAACATGGTCAAACTCATGTATTAGACTTTAAAAATTGTTACTCATTTGGTAATGGTGTTGAATCTGATAGAATAAATGATGACTTTAATGCTCCTAGAATTGATAAAGGTGTTAAAATATCTACAGTATTAGACGAACCATATAAGCAAGAAATAAAGAAAACTGGTTTAATATTTTCAGGTATATTTAATTCGACTAGCGGTATTAATAGATTAAATCAATTTATACAAGGTGAACCTATAACTAAAGATTTAAATCCACATTACGGCAGTATACAAAAATTACATTCAAGAAATACTGATTTAATAACTTTTTGTGAAGATAAAGTATTAAAAATACTAGCTAATAAAGATGCTTTATTTGAAGCAGGAGGAAATGCACAATTAACAGCAACAAATAGAGTTTTAGGACAATCAGTACCGTTTTTAGGAAATTATGGCATAAGTAAAAATCCTGAATCTTTTGCAGAACACGCGTTTAGAGTGTATTTTACAGATAAAAACAGAGGTGCTGTATTAAGATTATCAATGGACGGTTTAACACCTATATCTGACGCTGGAATGAAAGATTATTTTCATGATAATTTGCCAGGAGCAAATAAGCTTATAGGTAGCTATGATACTAAAAAAGGATGTTACAATTTAACTTTACCAACAACAACTGTAAGTTTTGACGAACAGGTAAGAGGTTGGCCAAGTTTTAAATCTTTTATACCTGAAACTGCACAATCTTTAAATAACAAATATTTTACATATAATGCTGGTGAATTATGGATTCACAACAATGAAGTTAGAAATAATTTTTATGGTGTACAATATGAGTCTGACGTTACTGTATTATTAAATGATGCAGCTGATTCAATAAAAGGTTATAAAACATTAAATTATACTGGTTCTGCATCAAGAAAATATACTAATAATTATGATGCAGGCAATAATTATAGTAATCCTACATCAACAAATACAAAAGGTTGGTATTGTGATTTTATAAAAACAAATGAGCAAAGTGGTTTTGTTAAAGAATTTATAAAGAAAGAAGGTAAATACTTTAATCAAATAAAAGGCGATGCTACTACAATTGATAATTTAGATAGTAAAGAATTAAGTGTACAAGGTATTGGACAATTAACAGCAATATCAGGCGATACAGCATTAGATGATAGAACAGTTACAGTATCATTAACAGGTATTGCAAATACAACGAATCCAGGAGCTACATTTGATGTTACAATAGGCACAGAAATACATAGTACAAATTCAAGTATTACAATATTAATAACACCAAATACGGGAAGCACATTAACAGCAAGCGATCTTAGCGTAGGCACTACAGGAACATATGTTGATAGTGTTAGTTTTGCACAAGATGGTGCTAATGTTATTGCGACAGTAAACTTTACAGACGGTGTTAACATGCCTAGCAGTGATTTAGCAATTAACTTAGCTGTAACGGGTGATGGTGTTTTAAATAATTATTTACTAAATGATTTAGTTATAAAAAGTCAAACTAATTCAAATATAACTACAACTATTAGCTATTCCGGCTCTGGTAACGCTACAGCAGAAGCTACAAATTCTGCTACAGGTTTACCTAGCACATATACAACTACCGCAACGGTTGCAACAGTTACACTAGATTTAGATACTGGATATAATTTTAAAGAACAACCAGATTTTAAAATAACTAAACAAGATGATGATCCAGAAAGTGAATATATAATTACTTTCCAGGATAAAGATACAAGTAACGCTAATATAACTATAGGTTCGGGTGGTAAAACACTTGCAGATGTAGATAAGAGGGTTTATACAATACAGTATAAATATCCTGCGGCAAATACTGATGATAATGAAATTATATTTAGCAGTGCTTCTGTTTTAGAAAATGATGCAGACACTAATAAAATTACAGGATATAGAGTTGTTAACGGTAATGTTGTTCCTAGGTTTGCAACTAATAAAGAAGTTAGAGTTTTTGGTGCCGTAGGTGCAGATTTTAGATTTAAAAACTTTACAACATCAACAGGTAGCACTTCGGGCTCAAGCACAACATTAACACTTACAGCTGTCAATAATGACATTCATGTGGGTATGTTAGTTACAGGAACAGGTATAAGTGGCACAGTAACTGTAGTTAGTGTTAGCGGAACATCAGTTACACTTTCAAGCGCACAAACTATTAGTAGTACAACAATAACATTTACAGAGTGGTGGAACGGCACAACGTTTGTTGGTTCTGAAACAGATTTAGAAATACCAAGTGCTGGTTATTATTCAATTTTAGTTCCATTCCTTGAAACTACTGTTACAAGAAGATATTATATACAAATTGAAGCTATTAGCCCAACAACACTATTAAGTCCTTTACAAGGTAATATATATGACTCTTCTAACGCTGTTTTAAATCCATTCTATATAAATCAATATGCTGATGTTACAGTAAGCTTAAATGCGTCTCAAACAGCTGATTTCACTATTACATCAAGTGCTGCAACTAAGTCATATACTGCAAGTGCATATCCTGTTGAAGGATCTGACTTTTCAAAAATTGCTTTAAGCTTAACAGCTACAGCAACAAATAATATAACTAAAACTAGAGACCCTGAGATTGAAGATTTTACAGGATTTGTATCAACACCAGCTGATGAAGATCATTCTATATTTACAAATGATTTTGAATTAGATTTTGATTTACCTGTTGTTACTATAAATAACTCAGCATCACCAAAAACAGTTACAATAACTGGTGATATGTTTATTAATAAATATGGTAGCGGTGATTTAACAAGCACGTTGCCTTTAAATGATTTTCTTACTGTTTCTGGCGGCTCTGGTGGTGGTGGTTCTAGACAATTATCAGTTACAGTAACGGGTGATGCAAGCGGTATAATAGTAGGTGATCACAGATTTAGTTATAATGATGGTAATGGAAATAGTGGTACACTTGTAAAAGCTATAGATGTTGGTACTTTATCACTTACTAGTTTAACAAGCGGTTCTGGTGTTATGTATGGTAATTTCCATGGTAATTCATTATCACAAATAACTTTAAATATATCATCAACATCTAGCTCAGCAATTAGTCAAACACAAGAATTAACAATTACAAAAACAAGTTTAGTTGGTGTAGCTCCATCACAGGATTTACACTATAATTGGACTGCAAAAACAGACGAAGTAATATCATCAACATCAGATGTATCATTTACAATAGATGTAGATTTAGCTTACGTCCCTTAATTTATAAAATATGCCTAATATAACAATGACATTCCCAAATATCAATGATTCTGTACAAATAGGTGACACTATATATTATCAGAATACATCAGGTACTATTATTGAAATGGGTACTGCTACAGCAATTACAGCTACTACAATAAGTTGTAATATAGGTGGCACTGTTGTTAGGCCAACAGCAAATGATTTTATATTATTTAGTAAAGATAACAGGTCGCATATATCTGCACTAAGAGGTTATTTTGCTGAAGTAAAAATGAAAAACGATCAAACAACACAATGCGAACTATACGATGTTGGTAGCGAGATATTTGAGTCTAGCCGTTAACATGTAATTATAATATAAACTAAACAATTATGGATCCAACAGGAATGATAGCGTCAGCCGGCGTACAAGCAGCAGGACAGGCATTAGGCGGGATAGTAAAATTCGGTGCTAGCTTGTTTGGTGGAGGTAAACGAAGACGTGAACAAAGAGAGGCCGCAAAACAATTAGCAGCTGAAAGAAGTAAATTTGAGCAATTAGATACAGGCAATGTATATGAAAATATAGAAAATACATTTGAAGATTTAACTGTAAATACACAAGCAGCGGATTTTGCAGCTCAGCAAAGTCAAGCGGCTAATGCTAATATTATGTCTGGTTTAGCCGGAGCAGCGGGTGGATCCGGTATTGCTGCTTTAGCACAATCTATGGCTAACTCACAAGCACAACAAGCACAACAAGCGTCAGCAAGTATTGCACAACAAGAACAATCAAATGCTAGATTAGCTGCACAAGGTGAAAGTCAAAGGCAAATGGCAATAGCAGGTGGTGAAGCACAATCACAAAAAATGGCTTACGAAAAACAAAGTACATTACTTGGTATGGCGCAGCAAAGAAAAGCAGCAGCAGATCAAGCTAGACAAGATGCTACCAACCAGTTAGTTGGAGGATTAACAGATATGGCAGGAGGTGCAGCAGGAGCTATGATGGCTAACAAAGGTTTAAAAAACACAGTTACTGGCGTAGATAGCGCAGGAGATCCAACTTACCACAAAGGATTATTTTAATAAATAAAAAATTATGGCAGATAAAAATTTAATATTAGGAGCAAGATTAGCAGCAGGCGGGTTTAATACTGGCCTAGCAGACGTGGTAGATAAAAGTATTGCAAGAGCTACTAAAAATATTACTGGTATATTTGAAGCACAAGCTGAATATGCGGCTGAGATTGATAGAAGAGCTTTTGATATTATTAATCAGTTTCCGCCAGATATAAATTTTTCTAAATTAGATCCTCAGCATGTAGAAGCACTACAAGCATGGTCTACAGCTAAGAAAGAAGACTATTTTAAAAAAGCACAACAACTTGCTAAAACAAGAGTAAATAGTCCTGAATTTTTAACTTTACAAACAGAGTTAAATCAGATAAAACAAGCTTATGTAAATGCAAATGATAATTTAATAAATTTACAAGCTAAAAGAACAACATATACACAAGATAGAGGAGATGAATTAATTTCATCAGGTATGCACAAAGAGGATATAAATTTAGAAGCATTAGATAAATTATTATTACCAGACGGTTTAGAATATAAAGTAGCATATGATGACTTTGGTAATCCTACATATACTGTTGGGGATAAAAAAATTACCATGAAAGATTTAGACTGGTATTCTATAGATAATAAATTTGCACAATTTGCAGGCGAGCAATCTGTAAAAGTGCAAAATGCTGGTATAAAAGGATTAGAATTAAAACCTGGGACAGCAATGTATGATCAATTAATGCTTAGTCTTGATTCACAATTAAGAGGACAGGAAAGATTTAAATCTATTTTAAATGATAAAATGTTTAATGATGTTGGATTAGATTTTACACCAGACCAAATTGCTAAGTTTTCAAAAGATCCGGCTGGTGCAAAAGAAGCTATTAAGCAAAAAATGATGTCTCATTATATGAATATTAATGGAGCCGCTTATAAGTCTTATATAAATACACTTAATGCTCAAAATAATAATAACAATTCATATTCTGCTGGTGATCAATTTGATTTAGATGCTGCTGCGGGAACTGTAAAAGATGCAATAACATTTATAAATAGTAGGCCAGACGTAAACGCAATAAAAAGAGTAATAGGACAAACAGACTTAGAAGGAAGTGCTAAATATGCTACTGGTGCGGAAATTATAAAAAGATTTGGAGAAGATAAAGCTGCGGGGGTAGGTGTTACTAAAGAAGATAATAACAAATTGTATTATGCCGCTGTTGATGGACAAGGTGGAACACAATACAGGGTTGTGCCTTTAGATCAAAATGATCAAGGTGCGTTGTTTGATTTTTACATGAACGCATATAACATTTCACCTGAAGTATCGGCTATATATAAAAGCCGACTAAATCTCGGTACTTTTACACCTGTAAATAATAATACAAATCCTTTAGCTAATCCAATTAATCTTAGCGATGGTGATTTACAAAAGATTAATGATTATATAAATGAAATGGGGATTAGTCTTAATAATGTAAATAGAACAGGCACACCTAAATCAGACGAAGAATTAATTACAGAATTTTAAATGGAAGAATTATTAAGACAGTTGTATGGTAAATACGCTGCTGATTTGAGTCCAGAAGAAGTAAATAAAAAAATTAAAGTTGCTTTAACTGTAGAACCAAATAGAGCTGTAGATTTATTTTATAAAAAATATACCGGAGCTGGTCCTACAGAACAGCAAAGAAGTGCTGTTGTACAATTCTTACAAAAAAGAACTTCCAAAGAAGCGCCACAAGACCCAAGTATGTGGCAATCCTTAACTAATGGGGTTAAGCAAATATATAAAAGTATGGCTGCAGAAGGACCTATGATGAATGCAGCTGAAAGACTTACCGAAACAAATAAACAAATTAATCTTATACATAACAGTCCTGATGATCAAACATTTTTTGTAGGAGGCTATGCTGTTCCTAGAGGACCTTATTATAAAGGTGAAGAAGTTGATAAGCAAGGTGCTCTTGATTATTATAAAAAGAAAAAAGCTGAAGATGAAATGATTTGGCTTGAAAATTTTTCACAAGCAGAAGAAATACAATCTGAAATAGATAAATATACTAAAGCAAGAATATTTGATGAGCAAGGTAATTTTGATTTACAAGGAAGAGAAGTACCGCAAATAGTAATGGAACAATTACCTCAAATGTTAGGTAGTTTTATTGGTGGTACATATTTTCAAGAAGCTGGAGGGGTAATGGAAAGATTAATGACTAAACAAGCAGCTGAAGATTTAAATATTAGTGAACAAGATTTTATGCAATTATCTCAACAAGAAAGAGGTGCTGCATTTTTAGATATAATAAATGACGGTAGAGCAGAAGATATATTAGACGATGCTCACCGTACTGGGTTAATTAATCAAGGTTTTGATGTTCTTAGTGCCGGTTTTATGGCAACAAGAGCTGTTAAATTTATACCTAAAGACGCTATGAGAAGAGCGTTAAAAGGTAATTTTAAAGAATTAAGTAAAGCATTAAAATATCAAGGTACATCTACAGGTGTTGAAATATTAACAGAAAATGCACAAGAAATAAATTCTGCACTAACAGCTGGTGACCCTATAACAGCAATGTTGTTAGCGGAAACTACAGCACAAACTATTATTGGTGCAGGTGGTACACAACTTAGTATAGGTGGAGCAAGTTTTACATACAATGAAGGTATGGCTCAATACTCTGCTATGACAGATCCTACAAGTGTTGCAGCAATTGCAAAACAAATGCGAACACAAATAAAAAATGACAGAAGAAGAACAGAAGAAAATAAATTAGATTTACTGAGACAAATAGATATTGCTGAAAGTTTAACTAAAGATAGTAAATTTAATAATTTAGATCCTGAAGCTAGGAAAGAGTTTTTTAAAAATGAATATGCAAGACAAAAACAATTTGATAAAATTGAAGCATTAGAAAAAAGATTAGAAAAAAGACCAAATAACTTAGAATTAGAATATCAAATAAATGAAGCTAAATTAGCTTTGGGAGACATAGAAGACAATATGTCTAGTGTATTATATTTTAATAACTATAAAGCAAACGGAATGAAGTTTGCTGAATTTATAAACTCTAAAAAGAAAGGATTTTTTGCAGATAAAAATGTTATTATAAGAGAGAATAAAAAAGAATTAGAAAGTTATTTAAAGAAATACGATCCTGATGCACTTAACGACCCAAGTGTACAAAATGTATTAAATGGTAAATCAAATGGTGCTTTAAATAAAAATGGTAAAACAGCTTATATAATAAATGAAAATATAAGAAATAACAGTATTAAAAAAGGCGGGGCGATGGGTAGAGACGCTGGTAATGTTGTACACCATGAAGTTATTCACATGTTATTTCACAGTATGCCCGATAATATCCGTGCTAAAATAAGAAATGAAATTGATTTAGCTTTAAAAGAAAACAAAGATCCAGATATACAAAAAGTATACGAAAAATTACAAGAAAGATTAAAAGCTTATGAAGGTAAGTCTGATTCAGTTTTATCTCATGAATTTTTTGCAGGTCTTTCAGATGTTCTTAGCCCAATACAAGCAGCAAAAAATATTGAACAAGTTGGTTTATTTAGAAAAATAGGTCAAATATTTAACAGTAATCTTAATGTATTAAATTTACCTACAATTATTGATAGTCAGAATGCACTAGAAATAATGCAAAAATATAATTCATTTAATGGAATAGAAACAACAATAAGGCAAGATGTTGAAAAAGCGGCTGGCGATGTAGCCTCAACAGTTGCTGGTAGAGGTGTTGATGTAGATGATAAAGTTTCTTTAGAATCTGTAAATACTACAGATATGGCTACGTCTTTAGATCAATATATAACTGAAGATATAAATTCAAAAGAAGCATTCCAAGCAAGCGATGCAGCTAAAGCAGGTGTATATACAGAAATAGAAATAAACAATGTGTTAGATGGTTATATTTCTAATATGATTGTTGAAGACCAAAACTTAGGTGGTCTACCTTCAGATATACAAGAAGATGTAAAAAGAAAAGTTAAAGAAAGAATTACAGATAGAGTTCTTAAAAACTTTGACCCTAATAAAGAAGGCAACAAAAGAAGTTTATTTAGTTATATATATGGAGATGCTAAAGGTAAAGGAAGAAATGGTATTGCATATAAAGCGTTATTAGATATAAAACAACAATATGCTAAAGACACTAAAACAACCTCAATAACAACTGACGAAGGTTCAACTATAGATATAGCTGATGATACTACAATAAGTATAGAAGATCAAATAGATAATAAAATATTAAGTGAAAACATAGATAATACAACTAATCCTAAAATTGAAGATGAAATAGATGTATTTTCTGAACAAGATATAAAAGATATAGAAGACTTTGTATCTCAAATATTTGGAGATGAAGTTATATTAGATCCTAAAGATTCTAATTTTAGAAACAAAATAAAAGAGATATACGAAAAAGCTGTAATGCCTAAAGTAAGAAGTTTAGCAGGTAATTTTGAAAACTTTTTTGATAACTATATAAATAAACTTTTTGATCCAAATAAAAAATTATTACCTATACAATATTTATATCAAGCTGAAAGAAGTTTAAAAGATAAAAACTTTGCTAAGTTTAATAAAAGGTTAACAACACAAGAACAGATTAGGAAAGCAAGAGATGAAAAAAATGCTTTTGTTGAAAATGAAGCACAAGGTGTTGATTTATACGATAGGTTAAAACCATCATTAGAAACTTTAAAAGAATATTTTAGTTATGGTGAAAAGAAACCTAATTCTACTGTAAGAGCTAGAAGAAATAAACTTTATGCTGCAATAGGTACTGAAGTTTTGTTTAACAAAACACCTAATCAACTTAAGCAAGCTAACTTAACAGATGAAGAAAAAGCAGTAGCTGCTAGAAAAATTGAAAGAAGTTTAGAAAGTAAAGAGTTAGCAATATCTGTAGGCTTAGGAGATATATATTATAAATTAGAGCCTGGCAATATGGATGTAGCTAGAAAATTTGCTAAGCAATGGGTTAAAATATTACCATACTTTGATAAATATCCAGGTTTATTAAATTTAGGTACATTTACAAATGGCTTACTTAAAGATGGTGATATAGATAGTCAGCAAAAAGCTGAAATTGAAAAAATATTATTAGCAGGTTCAAATAAGTGGGTTGGTAATAAAACAAAAACTTATGGCAAGTCTGCAAAAAAAGGAGAAGAAAACTATTATAAAGGTGGTCCTTTTACAAAAGCTACATTAAATAATGAGTCTGTTGAAAAATTACAAGCTAGAAGCGATAGATATGCTAACGCTGGTATACATTTTTGGACAGCGGTAAATGAAGCTGTTAATGATCCTAATAATGGTGATTTAAACTTTATAGCTATATCGCATTATTTAGATAATGCAAGAAGTGAAAAATCGCATGTTCACAGACGAGCAGCGAGACTTTTTGGTTATGATGTTGTTACTCTTGCTAATAATGAACAAATGGTATTTGAGCATGCAATGCAAAGTACAAGAGCAAAAAATGAACTAATGAAAGGTGCTAAAAAACCTGTTAAGCCATTTCATGATTTCTTAGAAGAAGTATTTGATAATTATTATGTAATAGGTATGTCTAAAAAAGATGCCGATAATGTTGATGGTGCTACATTTATAGATTTCAAAGGTGAAGTTAGATCATATAAATTTAATATGGGTCGTAACTGGTTTGTTGATACAGGCAAATGGATTCAAAGATATGCTAATCCAGATGTTGCGGCAAATGGTGGTGTTAATTTAAAAAGATTAAAAACTTTAAAAGGTGTTACCTTTGAAAAAGAATTTAATATAAAAAATGACGGAACAACATTAGATGTAGCGTTAGAAAGTAAAGATCAAAACTTAAGCCAAGATTTAAACGATATTATAGAACAAAAGAAAGGTGCTAAGTTTGCATCTCAAAAAAGATATTCAGATAAAAAAGCTAAAAGAAGAGCTAAAAAAGCAGGGCCAAAAGGTATATTTAAATTCTTTATACCACCTAGTGCGGAAGACTTTCAAGGATTAATGTATTCATTATTGCCTAAAGGCGAGTTAGGTAATGTAGCTCATGAGTGGTTTAGACAAAATTTATTCAGACCATATGGTTTAGCTATAGAAAATATTACTAGAGAAAGAATGGCTTTAATGAATGATTTTAGAGAGCTAAAAAATAAATTAAATAAAGTTCCTAAAAAATTAAAAGAAGAAGTTCTTGATGGTGATTATACAAAACAAGATGCTGTAAGAGTTTGGATTTGGGATAAACAAGGTATGACTATACCTGGTTTGTCAGAAACAGATCAAAAAAAATTAGTAGCAATTGTTGAAAAAGATAAAGGTTTAAAAACTTTTGGTAATGAATTAATAAACATAAACAAGGGTGATGGTTATGTTAAACCTGATAATAATTGGGATGTTGGTACTATTACTACAGATTTATATCAAAATATAAACACTACTAAAAGAGCAAAGCATTTAGAAAAATGGAAAGAAAATGTTGATGAAATATTTAATAATGAAAATTTAAATAAACTAGAAGCTGCTTATGGTACTGAATATAGAGTTGCACTAGAAAATATATTAAGCAGAATGGAATCTGGTAGAAATAGACCAGGTGGTGGTAACGCACAAATTAATGCATGGTTAGAATGGGTTAATAATTCCGTTGGTGTTATCATGTTCTTAAACGTTAGATCAGCTATGTTACAGATGATTTCAACTATCAATTACATGAACTGGTCTGATAATAATCCATTACAAGCGGCAGCAGCTTATGCTAATCCTAAACAATTTTGGTCAGACTTTTTATTTATATATAATTCTGATTTCTTATCAGAAAGAAGAGGTGGATTAAAATTAAATGTAAATGAATCTGAAATTGCTGAGATGGCAAATAGAGGTGGTGTAAGAGGTGTTATAAATTTTATACTTAACAAAGGATTTGTATTAACAAGAGCTGCAGATAGTTTTGCTATTGCAAATGGTGGTGCAGCTTTTTATAGAAATAGAACTAATTCTTATATTAAACAAGGAATGTCGCGACAAGAAGCTGAAACAAAAGCATTCCAAGATTTTAGAGAATTAACAGAAGAATCACAGCAATCATCAAGACCAGATAGAATATCTATGCAGCAAGCAAGTGGTTTAGGTCGTATTGTATTGGCTTTTGCAAACACACCAATGCAGTACACAAGATTAATGAAAAGATCTATACAAGATATTGCGGCTGGAAGAGGTGATTGGAAAACTAATTGGTCTAAGCTAATGTATTATAGCACAATACAAAACTTTATATTTAACGCTATGCAACAAGCTTTATTTGCAATTGGTTTTGGCGAAGAAGAAAAAGAAGAGGTTGATAAGAAAGTTACTAAAGTAGCTAATGGTATGGTTGATTCAATACTGAGAGGATCAGGTATCGCCGGTAATGTAATTATGATGGCTAAAAACGTATCACAAGAAATTGTAAATCAAGCTGGTAAACCTAGACCTGATTATAATAAAGCTATAGACAAGGTATTTGATATATCTCCACCTATAGACGCTAAACTTTCAAAACTTAGAAGTTCAGCATATGTATTTAATAATCAAATGGATGAAGTATTAGATGAAGGGTTAAGTGTAGACAATCCAGGTATTATGGCTACTGCTCAAATTGTTTCAGCAACTACTAACGTACCTTTAGATAGAGTCGTTAGATTATTTGATAATTATAGAGCAGCAGTAGCGTCAGATGCAGAAGCTTGGCAAAGAGTAGCATTAATATTAGGTTGGGGTACATGGGAACTAGGTATAGAAGATAAAAATAAAAGGTATCAACCAAAGCTTAGTGGTCAAAGTCTTGGTGGACAATTAAAACAAGGAACATTAAAATAAATAATTATGGCAAAAGATGCGTGTTATAAAAAAGTAAAGGCAAGGTACAAAGTATTTCCTTCTGCATATGCTAGCGGAGCTATTGCAAAATGTAGAAAAGTGGGTGCTGCTAACTGGGGTAATAAATCTAAAAAGTAAATCATGGCTAAAAAATATAAACCACATATGATGTATTGCAAAGATGGTTCTGAACATAATGCAAAAACATATCAAGAACATTTAAAGCTTAAAAAGAAAGGCTGCGGGCATAAAAAATTTAAAGATGGCGGTAAGAAAGACTGAAAAAGGGGCTAACTTAAGACGCTGGTTTAAAGAAGAATGGATTGATGTACGAACTGGTAAACCTTGCGGAAGACGTAAAGGTGAAAAAAGAAGTGTGCCATACTGTAGACCTAAGAAAAGAATATCTAGTAAAACTGTAAAAACAGCTTCTGAAATGACAGCAGCTGAAAAAGCGGCAAAACAAAGAGAAAAAACAAGATTAGGGCAACCAGCAGGTAAGCCAAGAAGAGTTAAAAATGTTAATAGAAGAAAATAATACGTAATTACATATAGTATACAAACTTAATCGTTATGGCAAAAAAATTATCGGAAGACACGGAAGTAAAACTTGACTTGAAAACGATCGGAATGATCATTGGCGGAGCTATTGCTTTAGCCACAACTTATTTCACTTTGACAGCTGAGATAGAGCTTGCAAAAGAGTTACCAAAACCAGATATATCAAGAACTGAGTTCGATTTGAAAGACGAATTAATTCGTTCGACAATAATTGATATTGATGAAAAGGTAGACAAAAATGCGGAAAAGCTTGAGGATATAGATGAAAAGCTTTATCAGCTAATAAAAGAATAACTATGAAAAACTTAATCACTTTAATCTTATTATTATTTACATCAATTTCATTTTCGCAAGAAATAACAGTATTATATATGAATTCACATTGGAATTCAAGAAATGATTGGAAAGATGTAGATAACTTAAAAAGAGCAAAAATTTTGAAAGTTGATTTCGACTCTCAAAAACCAAGTATTAAGCAGGCAATAAGATCAGTACCTGCTGTAATAGTATTAAAAGACGGTAGACCAGTTGCAACATGGCAAGCTGATTTATCTATGAAACTAAAAGTACGCTGGGAAGATGTTCAAGATGTTATAGATGGCAAAAGCGTTCCTACATTAAGAAGAAGAGCTTCTACAAATTAATATGGCAGAATTATCAGAAAAATCAAAAGTATCGCTAGATATTAAAGCAGTAATAGGTGCAGTTATTGGTATCGTATCAATTGCTGGTGTTTGGTTTACATTAACAGCTGAAATAGCACAGTTACAATTAGATGTAATTAGAATGCAGGATGCTGTAGCTCTTAATGAAGAATTTAGAATTAAATGGCCGCGCGGAGAAATGGGAGCATTACCAGACGACGCAAAACAGGATTTAAGAATACAATATTTACAAGACGACGTAGAACAATTAAAATATGTTGTTAAAGCTCTTGAAATAGATAATGCAAAAAAATAAAATTAAATGAAAAACATAAGCGAACATATCTCATATAAGGAGGGAGTGTATAGCATTACTGCTTTGAGGCTAGGTTTAAATAACGACCCTACAAAGGCTCATTTAACGAATATGGAGTTACTTGCGGAAAAAATATTTGAGCCCCTTAGAAAGCACGTAAACGGCCCTATAAAGATCAATTCATTCTATCGCGGACCTGAATTAAATAAAGCGATCGGCGGAAGTGCCAATTCGCAACATTGTAAAGGCCAAGCGATGGATATTGATGATGTATATGGCTATATGAGTAATGCAGATATGTATGAATATATAAAAAATAATTTATCGTTCGACCAGATGATATGGGAATTCGGTAATTCTGATAACCCGGATTGGGTACATGTGAGTTATGTAAATGAAGAAGCTAATAGAAATAGATGTTTGTTAGCTTATAAAGATGAGAATAACAAAACAGCTTATAAAATAATATAATGAAACTATGGAAAATTGTCCTTTTTGCAGTAACTGTATTTGTAACTAGTTGTTCAATACAGAAAAAACCTAAATTACAAATTACACATGTCTTAGCTGTAACTCAGCAAGGTGACACATTAACTATACCTATTGATGTTATAAGACCTATTAACTATAGAATAATAAACTATAGC